GTTGGAATTTATTTAAAATTCTGTCTCTTTCTTTTTCACTATATGGTGGAACATTTTTATAAGCTTTTTTCTTAGAAGATTGTTTTTTATTTACATATTCTTCTGGTAATTCATCAATGAAGAAGTTTTCAGCACGAGCAAAAAGATTATAATCAGAATTATTTACCCAATCTGACATCCATTCAGTTTCAAAATCTTCGTAGCTCATCTTATCAGATGGTTTCCCTTCTTCTCTGCCATAAAAATATTCACTTTCATAATCTTCATGACATCTTTCACTTAAATAACCATAATCAAAGATGATTTTGTTAGCACCTTCATTTTCATATGACCACTCAAATACTTTATCTATCGCATCTTCATAATCGTTTGCTTTTACTAAATAAACATCTAAAATATAACCACTGCCACCCCAGATTTTTAACATAAATACTTTTCCACTATCTTCTGGGTTGATAATTTTAGAATAATCGATTTGCCCTTTTCCGAACCAATCACCAAAATAATTTGGGTTATTACTATATCCACCTTTTGCTAATTTTGATGCCCGTTTTTCATCTCTTCCTTCAATTCTTTTTATAAGTTTTTTGAATTCATTATAAGTAGGTGGAACAGCATACTGACCATAACCACGATAATAGATGTAAAGAACACCTTCATCTATACTTTGTCCAGATTCGCCCAAAAATACCTGTTCCATATTGTTGAAAGTTAATGTTTCATCATTTAATACTCTTCTGTATAATTCGTGCATTTCTTCTTCAGTTGTTGGAAATGGAGTATTTTCTTCTGCTTTTACATTTTTAGATGATTGTTTACCCATTGGATAGCAAAAAGGCAATTCATACCAAGTTATTCCCTCATCATCTTTAAATGTAGTGAGCATACCAGAATCTTTATATTCCAATGTTTCTACCAATTTTTTAGATTCAGGTGTCATTTTAATATACAAATCACTATTATGATGGTCAATATCTTCACTTGGAAGTTTAGATACAGCGATGTCATAGATTTCGCTAGGCATTATTTTTTCTGATTTTAATGAAGCATTAACACCTTTTTCTTCTAAATCTTCATATATCGCAAAATCGTCAGGATCTAGCATGTTGTCATTGCAATATGAAAAGATCCATTCTTGTGCTTTATCCTCAGAATCAAATCCGCCTTGCACATACTCATCATTAATAGATGCTACATAGTATGACTTTTCATCTTCAGCATTTAATGGTTTCCATTGTTCATCTAATTCAAGAACATCATTACCATAGGTTTCGTCTTCATCAATTAAATCTTGTTTCCAAGCCATTAAATCTTCTGCTTCGTCAACAGTAATTTCTTCGGAAGCTAATAATTTGGATGCTTGTCTTTCAAATTCTGAAACGCTTAATACTTTGTCTTTAAAGTTCTTTTTCAAAACTTGTAAAGGAGAAGCAGAATAAGGAAGATTTACTTGATGTACATCTTGAGCATCAGTAGGTACTTCTTCAGTTTCTAATAATTTTTTAGTAATAATTTTATCTAAGGTTTGAATATTCTTTGCTACTTTCTTTAATTCGTCAAATGCTTCTGGAATAGTAGCAGAAATCACTGTAGGAATAGGAGCATTTACTTCATCTTTCTCCATTACAGCATATCCATATTCGAAAGGAACAATATAAAATGCTTTTTCTTTATTTGATTTAGAAATACCCCAAGCTATACACATATTAGGCACATAACTTGGCATATCAAAATAAGCATTGTTATTAACAATAAGTTTTGGACTTAATCCGGTAAGTTCTTTAAATACATCTTCAGCCATCTGTCTTTGATAACCAACAGATTCTGCATAATTTAAAATATAATCTACATTATATTTATCTTGCGAAATTAAATTTCTAATAACACCAATTAAGGCGTTTCTTTCTAAGGTAGATCCCATACCTGCATAAGGGACACCTTGCAAAATTTTATTAGTAACTGGATCCATGTTTTCTAATCTTCCTTTTTATGATAAAATTATCTTAAAAATATAAATGAAAGTATTATACATTTAATATATTTAATTATATTATATATTATTTTTATTAAAAAGTAAATATATTCTACAAATCTTCAAAATTTACAGCATTGATGGAATTAAAAACAGATTCATCATCAATAGACATTTGTTTATGAAATCTTGCTTTTACAGTATCTCCTTCTGTTCCTGCTCCGCCGACTTTCTTTTTTCTACCTTTTAAGAAAATACCATCTTCATTAACAACAACATTATCTTTTCCGCCAGAACCATCTAAATCATTAACTGCTAGACAAATTGCACGAAATCGGTCATCATGTTCATTTTGTGGATGGTCTGGAAGACCTCTCTGTCCATTAACTAATCGTTTCATTTCTTGTTCTACTTCAGAATCTTTAATTAAATCTATACAACCTGTATATAATAAGTTTTTAAAATTAACAAAATTTTCGGCTCTTAATGTAAATTGTTGGCTTACAATACCATTATTTGCCAATTCATCTAATAATTGACTACTAGCAAAATGGTCAAATACAATTTTAACTACAGGAACTTTATATTGGAATATAATTTTTTTAATAATATATTCAATATTATTAATATCTACTTTTCTATTTTCCTTCTTATTAGGAATCCAAGTTAAACAAAAATCCTGTACATAATGTTTTCTTACAGAACCATCTGGTAAATAAGTTGATTCATCGTGAAACATAGTAAGAACTGAACGGTCATTTGTTAAACCAATATCTCCAGCAAGTACATAAGTCATATTTATTAAATTGAAATTCTTTCTAGTTATATCTTTATGAATCATATTACCATTTACAGTTGGATTGATAGATTCTGTAAATTCAAACATTGAAATTCTATCTTTAAAACTATCTTCTAATAAATTTGTTTCAGTAATCCAAGGATCTTCTGCATCTGGTGGTTGGCATAAATATTTTGCTTTACTTCCTTCTGGATTTATTTCAAAATCATTAATAAAAGATACAGGCATAGAAATTCCATTCCATGTACCCCATTCACCTTTAAATGCAGATTTTGGTTTTACTTCAAAAGTTGACGCAATATCTGTATAAACATTGATATCATCTTTATACATATCAATAAGTTTTAAAATCGGATCATTTTTATAGCGAGTAAAAGAAATAACAAATCCTTTACCATAATTTTGGAAACGAGTTGTGCTAGATGTTCTTAAAGTATCAAACATTTCCATAGCATTAGATTTATTGTTTTTATCAGAAAATGCACTAAATTCGTCAGCAATCCATACAAGTAAGTTTGTACCTTCTGCAGCATCTTGTTGTGAACATTTAGCCATTGCCCTTATCTTTTTAGGAAAAATAATCATATCTTGCTTAATATTAACTATATCCATAGTTTCATATTTTTTATCATCTTTGATAGAACGACCTGAATCTATGTATCTATATTTTTCCTTTAGCCATTTCCAATCTTTCACAGCATTTCTTAGTTTAGAAAAGAAAATTTGTATAGCTTGAGGATATGAATAAGCCACATTTAAAATATCTAAATAATCTGCATGGACACCTTTAAAAAGTTTAGTAGGTTCGTGACAGCATAATAAAACATAAACGACATATAAAGTACATAGATATGCAATAGTATCTTTTCCACTATTATGATGTATTATGTCATCAACAATTATGTTTTTATGAAGTGGACTACAAAAACCATAAAAATCATCTTCTCCGATTTCTTCTATAGATTCTATCTCGTCAAATTCTATATTATCTAAAATATCATATTCATTTTTATTATATACATGAAATTCTATACCTAATTTCTGACAATAATACTTAGCTGCTTCAAATTTAGCTTTATTTTTTTCTATATCATTATTTAAAGTAAATGAAGATTTTATTTCTTCAATATAAACATTTGAATTTTCATAATCAATGACCAATAAATCAGGTATATAATTATGTTCTACACCGTCAAAAATATAAGGTATTTTAAAAGGATTTTTTTTAAATAAATACCCATTATTATCTAACCATTTCATTCTATCTAACTCATAGGTTGAATCATAATATTGTCTACCATTATTATTAAATTCATAAAATCCATGTTTTGCCCAACCATTTTGTTTTATTTCACCATTAATAATTTTATTTGTAATCCTAATAGAGTTAGATTCTTTATTTTTTCTTATACTTTCTTCGGATTGTTTATGCCCAGCATTACCATGTGTGGACCATCGCTTTTTACGACCTTCTTCTCCTATTTCATTTAACCATTTTCTCCTTTTTGTTTTAAATTCTTCTGAATTTCGTGTAATAGAACCTTTGATTGAATATGTTCTAACTCTACTATCTACCTCTTTTGTTAAACCTTTATTCCATGTTTTTATAGAACCTTCTTTAATTCTATTCTTTCTCGTTTCACTAATTTTATTACACCAAGTAATTTTCCTTCCTTTCATTTTTTTTGATAATTTTTGTAATGCTTCGCAATTATTTTTTGTTTTTCCTTTTAACCACGATACCCTTTCTGGCAAATTTAATTCTTGCCTTCTTATTTTACAATATCCTAAGTGACCGCTTAATTGTCGTAATGTTTCAAAATTTTTATTACAAAAACCACATTTTATCATTTTAGTTTACCTATTTTATCCCCATTTTTTAGTTCTTTAACTTTTTGATAAATAAACTTATTTGTATAAAATTTGTGTTCAGCATCAACATAAAATATTTTTCCAGATTTCGTTTTAATTTTATATATTTGTCCATGTCCTTCCTTGAAAAAAGGTTTAATTTTTGTTATAACTTTTTTATTTTTATTAAAATTATAAGAATACACAAAAATATCTTTTCCTAATTTAGACCATTCTTCTACGGTATGAGACTCTCCCGTCTTTACATCTGTAATGACCTTGTCTTTTGAAAACCCTCCTTTGCCCCAGGCCAATATTGATAAATAATGTTCATTTTCAAATATTTTCGTTGGATCATCTCCAAACATAAAATCAAATACATCCATCTGTCTTTCTGATAAAGATGGAAAATTCATATGATCTTTAGATTGAACAAACTCCTTGAAAGTAATAGGTTCTTCATCCCACAATATTTCGTTAGGATTAGATACATCACTTTCTTTAAAGTACTCGTCAAAAATATTATTTAGGTTCATTTTTCTTAATCTTTTTAGATTTAGATTTTAACTCTTTTTCTCTTTCTTTTGCTCTTGCTCTTAATCTTTTTATAGCCTCTTCTCCAGTAAAGTAAAAATCTTTACCATTAAGCATTTGTTCAATTTCATCCATAGTTAAAATCTTTCTGCTTATATATCTTATCAAGTCTTCATAATTTTTCCTAGTATGATCCACATCTGCTTGAACTTCTTGACCTTTACCCCAAAATCCACTAGAATATGTATGAAGCATTAAGGTTGAATGTGTATTAAATTCTATATTATCGCAGTACAATGCTAGAAATGCTGCAGCACTAGCAGCATAATTTACTCTAGCTAAAATATATTTACTTTTACATCTTCTTAACGCATTTAAAAATAAATTTAATGTATCTATTCTTCCACCAGGAGAATCAAAATAAAATATAATTTGATCTTCTTCTCTAGCTTCGTCTAACACCTTAAAATAAGACTGATATAATTTTGGATCACCAAATTCGTGCCAAAAATTAATTGTATATATTTTAGGAGTGTAATCTAATTTATTTTTAACAGAAATATTTTTTGCATAATTAAATTCAAATTCTTCTACATCCTCACAAGCTTTAATCTTATTATTGGACATTTCTCTTCTCCTCTAAATCTAATTGATATGATTTTAAATCATTCATCAGTTCTTCCACTTCTTTTAAAAATTTATCTATCAAATTCTTTCTTTGTGTATCAGATTCTTT